TCTTCACCAACGACAGTCTCACCGCCGGCATGAAGCGGGCGCGCCAGCAGGCCTTCATGCCGTTCAAATACATGATGTCGGAACGCTGGCAGGACACTGTCGTCAGCGCAACGAGGGACCGCCGTGCCGAGCTTAAAGTATGGGAGGAGAGCGACCCCGCAGGACACTACGTTATCGGTTGTGATCCGGCATATGGAAGCTCTGATGAAGCTGACCGAGCCGTCATCCATGTTGCACGCTGCTTCTCCGACCGAATTGTCCAGGTTGCTGAATTTGTCTCGCCTGTTATCTCGACGTATCAATGCGCTTGGGCGCTCTGCCACCTCGCCGGATACTACCGCAACGTGATGGTGAACCTGGAGATGAACGGCCCCGGCGAGGCGGTGTTCAACGAAATCAACGCGCTGCGGACGCAAACGCACGAAATGATCAACCACAAGCAGGACGGCCGGGAGGCGGACGACCTGCGCTATGTGCTCAACAACATGCGGCACTACCTCTACCGCCGCGCCGACAGCATGGGGGCCGGCCTCGCCTACCAGTGGCGCACCAACGGCACCAACAAGCCGCCGATGATGCACTCGCTCAAGGACGCCTTCGAGCTGCACCGCTTCATCATCAACTCGATGGCGCTGTTGGACGAGATGAAGACCATCGTCATCAAGGACGGCTCGATCCTGGCCGAGGGCAGCAACAAGGATGACAGGGTCATAGCGGCGGCGCTCGCCCACGAAGCCTGGCGGCGCTGGGTGCAGCCGCGCCTGCGCAACATGGGCTTGACTTTCGAGCGCGCCTACATGGAGTCTATCGGGGCCGGCCCCAACCAGATCCAAAAGATTGGGATTGATTATCTTAGAGGCCAGCGCATCTTGGTGGACGGGAGCAAGCTGCAATGATGCGGAGCATCGGGGTAAATCAATGAGCGAGGTACCGATGAGCAAGGTACTGAGCGACGAGAAGGGCATGTCCGTCCTGGACGAGGCGCTGGCCTACGTGCGCGACAAGTGGGTGCAGAACATCACCCCGATGCGCACCGCCTGCTTCCGCTGCGGCGTCGACTCGCCCATCATCCACGTCCCGCTCGGCACCATCGCGTTCGGCGTGCCGGTCAAGCGCGGCGAAACCGATGTCACCAGGGCGGTGCAACTCGCCTTCGACAAGGTCGGCTGGAAGTTCCAGAATCGCAGGTCCTACTGCGGAACGTGCCGCAATTTGGGGAGCGTATGATGATGGTGAGATACCCTGACTCTTGACGAGATCATCAGGTGGTTCCGTCGCTTCAAGTATGACCCGGAATTCCGGGACCAGAACGGCTCCCTCACGGTGAGGCTCGCGCCGCTGTGCGAGATTGCCGGCATCGCCCGGCAGAACGTCCACCGCATCCTGCGCAGGGAAATTGCGCTGACCGAGAACTATCGCGTCCGCCTCGAATACGCGATCGAGTGCGTGCAGAACGGGCTGCGCTGGCAGCGCAAGGACGGCGTCTACCACATCGTCGGCGACGACACCTGGCAGCGGATGCCGCGCTACGAATCCGGCCGCCCGCGCACCCGGAGGGCCGCATAGCATGGTGATCCGGTCTTGGTGCTGCCTTAACAAAAACTGTGTTCATCAGTGGGACGGCGAGGGCGACTATCCCCCGTGTCCCAAGTGCGGCGGCATCCGGGTGCAGTGGGTTCCCCGTCCCGTGGCGATCCGCTCCGAGGCCACCAAGAAGATCGACATGACGGTCAACCAGTTGGTGGCCACCTACGGCGACAAGAACTACCGCTCGCCGCGCACCCACGAGTCGGTGGCGCCGCGCGTCAATCCGGTGCAGACGCCCGGCAAGACCCAGCGGTTCCAGCCCGCCGGCATGGCCGGCTGGGCGGTCGACATGCCGGTCGATGCCAGCGGCCAGCCGGTGTCCATCTGCGCCCCCACCGGGGTGACGGCCAAGCTGCCGATCGCCGCCGACCGGCTGGGCGTGAAGGCACCTCTCAGCAAGGCCTCGCCCTCGCCCACCGGCTCGGTTCCCAGCTACGAGGCCCGCCACAACCCGCCCGGAGGCGTCAAGTGATGGACCCGGCAGTCCAAGTCGCGCTTGAGATGGCGCAAAGCCAGGAGAGCCAGCAAGCCCCAGGCCAGATTTACGATGTTCCTGTGACACCAAACTTGTTTGAAGACTCTCATTTTCCACTTGAGGAACATATTGATCAATTCATCAAGCACAAATCCTTAAAGGAGGGTGACATCATGCGGGTCCCATATCCAGACGGTAATCCCAAACTCTACCGCTACCTGGGGCCTGACTCTGGTGGCCGCAAAGATTGGATGGAGGTCCCTCCCACAAACCCTGACCTGATAAGTTGATGGTCTTTTAATTTGGAGATGACTACGTGATTATTCCGAGGGGTAAAATCAAAGGCGGCAAGGACCGCGACGACAAGGTGCAGATGATCCTGGACACCTGCCTGGCCTCCAAGCGCGACCGCGAAGCCCTCTACCTGCGCCGCAAACGCTATTTCATGTTCGGCACCACCGACTACGCCGTGGAAGTAAAGTATAACCGCCTGCAGGCCCACACCGACCTGGTGGCCTCCTTCCTCTACGCCGCCGACCACTGTCGCTACAACATCGCGGCCCCGCGCAACTCCGACGACGAGACGGTGGCGCAGATCACCGCCCTGGAAGACGAGTGGAACGACACTTTCAGGGACACCGGCATCGCCTACGTGTTCAACGAGGCCGTGCTCTGGGCGCTGATCTACGACAGCATGTTCATCAAGATGGGCTGGAACGACGCCCGCGACCAGATGTTCGGCCGCCTGTTCGGCCCGCACGACTTCGCGGTCTACGACGAGAGCGAACCCGACCTCGACTCGCAGGAGGCCTTCGTCCACTCCTACAGCATCAACTGGGACAACGCCGTGATGCGCCTGCTGCGCGCCGGCAAGAAGCCCGAAATCAAGAAGATGGCGGTGCGCCCCGGCGTGTTCTCCGACGACATGCCCCCGGTGCTCGCCAATCTCCTCATTTCATCGACCGGCGGCCCCAACATCTCCGGGGCCATGAGCGGGCGCGCCACCGTCGACTACGAGCCGCGCGCCACCTACGACCCCAATTCCGACAACCCGATGGTCCGCTTCCACGAGGTCTGGGTGTGGGACGACGTAACCGAGGATTACGCCGTTTTCACCATGTGCGACGGCGTCGACGGTGTGCTGTCCGACTCGCGCGACACCGTCGAGGCGATGGCCAAGGTCACCCACCTGGACAGCGTGAAGCGCCGCTACCAGGGCAAGTCCAATATCTTCATCGAAAACGAGCACCCGTTCATCCATGTCAGACCATACCCCAAGTATGATTTCTTCTGGGGCGAAGCCCATAGCGACCGGCTGATCCCACTTCAGGTATGGACCAACGAACGGCTACAGCAAATCAGTGATGTTCTGGAGCGGCAAGTGGATCCGGCCAAGGTTTTTAGCGGGTTCATGGGATTGACGGACGAAAAGGCCGAGGCGCTCGGCGGTCCCGGCACCTGGGTCACCGACATGGTTCCGGGGGCCAAGGTCGATGAACTCAAGCCCTCTATGCCCGATGACATCTTCGCCGAGTTCAACCAGATCGGTCAGATTTTCCTGGAAGCCTCCGGCCTCACCGAAACCGTCACCGGCCAAGGCACGGCGGGGGTGCGGGGCCGTGGCCACGCCAAGCAACTGGCGACGACCGGCTCGGGCCGCATCAAGAAGGTTGCCGTGGGCCTGGAGCAGCCGCTGGTCAAGATCGGCGACATCGGCATCAAGCTGCTGCAGCGCAATTCCGCCGAGCGCATCACCACCGACACCCAGCAGGAACTGATCCCTGCCCTGGTGGCGGAGCGCAAGCTCAAGATGCGGGTCGCCGGGCATAGTCATTCACCTTTGTTCGCTGATGATAGTCGCGAACAAGCGGCCGGTTTGTTTAAAGCAGGCTGTATCGACCGTGAAATGCTCTTGCGAACCCTCAATCCTCCAGGCGTGGATGGTATGATCCACGCTCTGCGCAAGCGGGTGAAGGCGGAGACGCAACAGGCGCAGCAGAAGCTGGCCGCCGGCATCAAGGACAAGGGCAAGGCGGCCTAGCCGCGAGGCGGCCTAGCCGCGAGGCGGCGTGACTTGGCACTATTCGCTGCCCCCGATCTGGTGTTCACTGTGCCGGCAAGACTCTCCCGCCCGCTCGACGGGTAACCAACAATAGGAGGCTCTCATGGCTCGACGCCACAGGCGCGGCAGGCGGCGTTAATCGCCCCTCGCTTCAACAGTTTCTGGACCCATCAACTGCCCCGCCGGCCCGCGGGGCTTTTTCATGTGAGCCGTCATCTTCGACCTGACACTATTCGCAAGACCTTTTTCGGCTTAATTATTTCGGCCGAATAATTCCCGGAGCGAAAATGCCTCCGCCTTTCGGCCCGCAACCTCCCATGACAGCCGGCGGAATGTTGCCGCCGCGCCCGACCTTGCCGGGCAATCCTGCCGGCGGTCCTGCCGGTCCCGGATCTACTCCGGCGCTTGCTCCAGGCGCGGGCGCCGGCAACGAGGCGGCGGCCGACGCGCAGGTGAAGACCGCAATCGAGACGCTGCATCAGGCGCTGCTCAAGTACCCGATCGCCTCGAAGAAATACAACGGACTGATCAACGCGGTGCGCGCGCTGACCGCAAACTTCGGCAAGGAGTCGGACGCCGCGCTGCAGCCGGCCGCCGTCAAGCAGATGGCGGAAGCGGCCAAGGTCGGCGCTCCAATGGGCGGTGGCGCCCCGCCCCCAGGCATGACGGCCCCGATGGGCATGCCGGGCGGCGAGTAACAGGAGAGAGCAATGGCGGAATACACGTACCTCAAGCCCAAGGTCTCCACCGGCGACATGGGCGAGCGCAAGAAGAAGAACGGCCTGTTCCAGAACATCCCGAGCTACCCGGAACTGGGCGGTTTCTCCGCCGCCTCCAAGGTGAAGGCCTCCGACCGCCAGCTGGCGCTAGAAAAAGGCGACTTGACCCGCAAGGGCAAGCCAATTTAGCCGATGCGAGGACCAGTCAACGATAGGTTTGACGACAAGTTCATCCCCGAGCCGATGAGCGGCTGCTGGATATGGACCGGCGCGTCTATTCCGAACGGGTACGGGTCATTCACTCCGGCTACCAAGACCAAGGTTCTTGCGCATCGGTTCTCCTATGAGCGTTCTGTCGGGCCAATTCCTCC